GATTACGGCCTCCATAAATTCGTCTGTGATGTTCACAGCGTTGAATAGGTTTAGGCATTTGCGATTGATGTCACCGCCTGTTGCCACTTTGATGCTAACAAACTCTTCGATGTCAGGATGGCTTACGTCCATGTAAGCGGCATAGCTTCCTTTCCGGGTCTTGCCCTGCTTATAGGCTGTCATCTGACTATCAACAACTTTTAGGAATGGAATAGGGCCGGGTGCTTTGTCGCTAATGCCTCTGACATCACTCCAATGACCGCCAACACCGCCACCCTTGACGCTTAACCAAGCAACTTCACTATTATGCTCAATAAGGCTATCAAGATTGTCGCCCACATAAGTAAGGAAACAGCTAATAGGCAAACCAGTAATTTTTCCATCCGGTTCCGGGGCATTAGAAAGGATAGGTGACGCAAACATGAACCAGCCTTTTGACACATAGTCATATATGCGCTGTGCGAAGTCAAGGTCACCTGCTGAGTAAGCAACGCTAGCACGTGCAAAAGCCTCCTGTGGAGACTGCTCATGGTCAAGCATGTAATAGTCATGCATAAGTTTAACTGCTTGCTCACTGAGGCGAAAATCTCTTTCAGCATCAATCGTTATCCCAAGGTGTTTGCTCATCAAATTCTCCAGAGAAATAGTCGTAGTTATTTTCAATAATGTCGCCAAAGCGATTTACCAAATCTTCAGAGGTTATCTCTAACAGTTCCATTAGAGTAACCTCCTCCAACTGCATCATCTTTTGTTTAAGTTCTTGTACTGTAATCACGATGCGAACCTACTATTCTACCAGAGTTCTATGCATTTGTCAAGATAGTGACGGGCTTTTTCTAGGTCATACCTACCACCCTTATCCTGAAAGCGTGCTATATACTTGATTACATTGCCAAGCATAAATCCTTTGAATTGCTCCTCAGTCATCCATGACTCCATAGCCTGCCAAGGCTGTATATCCTTGTTGGTGTAGTGTTCGCCACCAACTTGGTAGGTATCATTGTAGGAAGTCATTCAGGCTTACCCTTGTAGTAGATACCGTAGTTATCTGGCATATCAAAGGTGTATCCGTAGCTTGCTTCCATAGTTGCTACAATCTTAGACAACAGTTCATCCCATGTTGTGTCGTCATCAAGGACTCCGCTGTAGGTGTGTGTATGCTCATAGTTTTGAATACTGAAGTACACTCGCATTTTGTTGTCGTCATCAAACATGTTTTACTATCTCCATAAAGTGTTCTAAGTCTACAACTGCTAGTGGCCTACAACGATTCTGTTTGATAACCACTAGCGGCTCATACTTTCCACAGTTTGTTTCCGCCTGTTGATAATAATTATATACTGCAATCTTTGAAAGATTCTTACACTCAACAGAGTAGGGAAAGTACTTCCTAGCCTTTGGACTCAAAAGTACATCCTCCCCACCTGCACCCATCGAGGTGCTCCGTACATCATCAGATTCTAGGTCTGGGAATCTCTGTAGTATGGCATCACGTACAGCCTGTTGTAGTTTGCGGCCTTTGGCCTTTGCTGATTGTGACTTCATACAGGTGGTTTAAACCTATCGTCTGTTGTACGTAGCATGTACAGTAGGTGTCCATTCTCCCAAGCATGGTCTATGCCTAGATGCTCGACTACAATGTCCCACATTTCCTTCTCAGTCTTGCCTTCAAGAAGTTTGTAGGCTTTTTTGGGGCCGATACCACGTGCACCCTTAATGTTGTCAATCGTATCACCTACCAAAAACTGCATGTAAAAACTGAGAAGCCCTTCATCCTCAGTCACATAGTACTTGGTTTGTTTGACAAAGTTATAGTGCCAACCGGGAACCTGATCCAAGTCCTTGTCCAGTGTGACAATAATACTGTCGTCCCCAAGTTCTGTGGCTTTGATGGCTAACATATCGTCAGCCTCCATACCTTCTACCACATGAGCACCCCAAGAGGAAACAAGATACTCACGTAGTAGATGGTAGTGGGTGGGCTTCTCTGCTCCCTTGCGATTGCCCTTGTATGGTGCAGTGACTGCGTACTCAGTGCGGAAGTTTGTTTTACCTGTTAGAAACAAATCCCAACGCTGAGTGTTAGGCAGGTCAAAGAGCACCAAGTCCTCTAGGAATCCTGCCATAGTACGCAGTGCCTGTGACTCTGTTTCATCGTGTGTAGCAAAACCAACACGATAGATTAGAATGTCTGCATCAATAAGGGCGTGTATCATTTAGAGAATCTCGTCATCATCAACAAGGGCTGATGCAGGCTCAGCATCATCATAGGTTACTAGTTCATCAATGACTAGCTTTTTGAGTGATGGCGATACACCTTCCTTGTTTTTGAATGTCCATGTGTAGTATCCGACCAGTGCTACAGCCTTACTGCCGTTGCCTACAGTTACGCCTTCCAACACCTCACCAGACTTGTCAAACGGCTTGATAGGGTTGTTGGACTTGCATGTGATGAAGTAGCCCTTGTCATCCTTCTGACGCACAGACAGACCCATAGACTCTAAAGCCTGTACAGCGGCATCAGACAGGTTGCAGAGGTCTACCTGATACTTGCCAGACATCTCGTTAGGCTTGTCCAAGTTGGCCCACATGACATCTGCTTTAATCTTTACACGTTGTGTTTGTTCCATACCATTCTCCTTTCGTTGGTGGTATACTAATATTATAACATACTTTTAGTGTGTGTCAAACCAATTCTTACCGATTTTTGCTTCCGCATCTACTGGGCAACGAAAGCCCAAGCTAGTCCCGGCTTGTGAGGCCGCACTGCACATGATTTGTGCCACTCGCTCACCATACTTCTCCTCTGTCTCAATTTGAATTTCATCATGCACAAATGCAACCTGTTTGGCAGGGATGTTCTGTTGTCGGAGTACTTTGTGCGCTTCAATACACCACTGCTTGGCAATAATAGCTCCACATCCTTGGAGTAGTGTATTAAGTGCGGCATGTTCACTACGCACGAGTATTCTTCGACCATCAAGGCCCGGTACATACCCTTTTGCCGCCACCTTCTTAACTTTTTCCATAAGTCTTGATAGCGCAGGGGTGTTACTGTAAAAGTTTTGCAACACTTCGTTCCCTTCTTTCGCACCGCCGCCGACAATACTACCAATCTTTGTGGGGCCTGCTCCGTATAGAGTGGCGTAGATAAGAGTCTTAGCCTGCGGCCTTGTAATGCCTGCGGCGTTAGCGTTCTTCTGATGGATGTCGCCATTCAATAACTCCTCTGTCCAGTCCTTGTCCTGCATGTAGTGGGCTAAGCATCTCAACTCAATCCCGGAAAGGTCAGTACCCACCAGTACAGTACCATCAGGTACAGTCCACAGACTGCGTATCTCCTTACCGTATGGCTTTGACACTGACGGAATCTGGCCCATGTTGGGACTATGGTGTGACATCCTGCCGGTGATAGTTCCATTGGTGATGATGGCCCCATGTACACGATCCGTATTTTCATCGACATGTTTTAGCCATGAGTCGATCAGACCGACACGTTTCTGTAGCATGAGGTACTCAGCAATCAGCTTGGCTTCCGGGATGTCGATACCTTCCAGTGTTCCTTCATCTACAATGGGCTGTCCCTTCTCTGTGTGCTTGTTAGGCTTCCAACCCAGTGATTGTAGTCGGTCAGCAATCTGCTTCCTACTTGCAAGATTGAACACAGTCACCCTGTCCTTCAGTCTCTTGCCTGTCTTTTCAGACCAACGCTCCTCAACAATCGGCGGAAACACATCCTGCACTGTATCTTCCAGCATGCCCATACGATCTGCAAACTGAGCACGTAGTATCTGAGCTTGAGGTACGTCCAGTCTAAAGCCATTGCGTTCCTGCTTGGCACACTCGACTGCGACTGAGTGCTCCAGTAGTATGCTCTGGTCTGGATTTTTCCACTTACCCATCTCTGCCATAAGGTACTTGTACACGTCACAGGTAAGCGCAACATCCTGTATGCAGTACTCACGCATCTCGTCAGTAAGTCCATTATCAAAGTCCTCAACCCCAAAGTCTATCTTGTTGTTACGCAGTAGTTTACCCCAGTTCTTGAGGCTGTGTCCGCCGTCCTGTACAGGATTCAAAAGTCTTGAAAGAATCAAGGTGTCTACCACTTTCGATTTCGGAATCCCAATGTTCCAGACTTTCCTCAATACAGGTGCATCGAAACCGATTATATTGTGCCCGATGATTTGATCGTACTCCTTTACCAGTGGAGCGAGTGTTGTTGCGTCCGTATGACATTGTACCTCTCCTGTATCAACATCCTGCGTCACACACAGCCAGATCGTCTGGTGTAATCGGTTCGTCTCGATGTCCAGTACCAGTCTCTTTGTTGCGGTACTCATTCATTACCTCTTGAATTACCGGTATGTATGTTTTAAACCATTCTCCTCGACGCTCAAGGCAGTGCTTATGCTTCTCCAAAATACGATGTATACTTGATTCTGCTTGATGTCGATTGTCAAAGTGTTCATAATATTCTAACACATAATCACGGAAAGGTGAAGAGGTTTGATAGCCCTGAAGCCTATCCTCACTGTTCACTGCCTTACCTACCTTGTACCAGTCAGTCCATGCCCTGTTGCGAATGATGTACACCTCTCCGGCTACACTGCGCTCGTCAATCTCAGTATGTGACCACGCATCGTCCAGAGTCTTGTACCGTCCGGGCTTGTACAGTGGGTGCTTCTTGCTAATATGTTTGCCATTAACCCACATACGTTCTGCGTTAAGCTGTCCTTTACATTCTATGCAGTGTGGTTGTTTACCGTCAAGTCTTGATGGTGCGTCGTGAAACTCTGATGCATTTTTGTACTGATTACAGCTTGGACATGTCTTCATAGAGCAACCTCATCATCCTCATGCACCTCTATCATGCGTCCAGTCTCTAGACTGTAGAGTAGATTGCACGCTGGCCCAGTGATACCACTGAATCGGTTCTTGAGTACACGAATCTTGGTTGTGTTACGCTCCTTGGAATCATCAGCCTGACCATTACGCTCAAGGCCAATCACCATGTCGGATAGCTGTGCAATACTGCCTGATCCTCGTAGCTGTGCCAGTGACGTTGCCGCCCCTTCCTCATGCCCCTTGGTTTCAGGACGCTTGAGATGCGAGACTACAATGAGTGCTACTCCGGTCTCCTGTACCAACATGCGTAGCTTGGTCATAATCTCGTCAATGGCCTTGCGTTCATCACCATTGCTCTGTGCAGATACGATGATGCTGATGTGGTCAACAAAGATGTACTCACAGCCAACAACTTTGGCTAAGTACCGTACACGATTGACGATGTTATCCACATCACTACTACCAAAATGGTCAAACAAAAACAGCCTGTCAGTGCCAAGCGTAGCATTGAAAGCATCGTCCTTCTCCTCTTGTGTTGACTCTGTATCCGGTAGGGGCATTGGTTTGTTAGCCGCCAGAGACATCAGTGACAGGCCGGTTCTGCGTGTTGACTCCTCTAAGAACATCAGTCCAATGTTGGACGTTGTAGACTGGAGCATGTGCCACACAATCTCACGAAGAAACTGGGACTTGCCCAGTCCTGATCCTGCTGTGACAGTCACCAGTTCAAACTTGCGGATGCCGTATGTCAGCTTGTTGATCCCTTCAAACGGGTACTCACAGTCTGCCTTGGCAAGCGGTGTCATCACGTCATCATACAGACTAGCCCCTGTGACGATACCGTCAGGAGTCCAACGCTCAGCACGCCAGAAGCCATCAACAAACTCCGATGACCGGTTCTGTTGTAGGTACTCGCAGGCATCCTTCAACCCATTGACAGGCTTGATAATCTTAGCCTTGTGACTGAACAGTTCTGCACAGTCTATCTGCGCCTGCTGTCCAACACTATCACCGTCAAACATAAAGATAACCGAATCAAACGAGTCAATATACTCGTAGTTATCCTTGCAGTCCTTGAGTGCTGACTGAGCACCATTGCGGACAGACACCACGGGATACTTCTTGTTCAGCATCTGGTATGCGGCAAGCGCATCCATCTCACCCTCAACAATCAGGAGGTACTTACCCCCGGCATTGAATCGGTGTGCACCAAAGAGTTCATTGGCATCACGCCATGCGCCCTCAGTCCTAAAATGCTTTTGGTTGCCAACCCGTACCTTGTAGGCTTGGTTTGACTCACCGTATGGAAATAGCAGGTCAGTACCCCTGAATCCTACACCATACTTCTCACAGACATTCACATCAATACGTCTGTCCGTCAACGCACGATAAACTATGCTCTGAGGCTTACTGTACTGCTCTGTGTCGCCCTGTCGTGGTTGCATCGGTACTACCCTACTATCTTGCATGTTATCCTCTGGTGTGCGTCCTGTTTTATCAGGCGGAATGTTACTCCCGCAACTGAAGCATTTTCCCCAGCCATTGTCGCTGATCGAAAATGCATCACTACTGTCACACTTTGGGCATGCGATGTGTGTTTCTACAAATGCCACTATGCGTTTCTCCTTTCCTCAATGAGTTCCCGGTAGGCCATCATGTACTCCTCAATGACAAAGTACATACCCATTGTATCCTCCTTTGGCATGTCTGTCAACACAGCATCATAGTCTGGTACATCATTGTACAACTGAGTCTCCATGCGCTTCATCAACTCAAAGAGTATCCTGTATGTGGTTATGTCATTCATAATTCCTTCCGACTGCTTCAATGGCTAGGTCAAGGTCAGGGTCATCAATGTACTCCTGCATCTTTTCCAGTGTGTCTAACACGCCCCATGAGTTTGCATACTCTGACGCAACACACATTGCCATGTGCATAGCCATCTCCTGCGCCGCTACTTCAAAGTCTTTTGCTGTGGGTTCCATCATACTATATAGCCCTATTGTAGTTAGATACGTAGTATCTATATTAAACTATTGTCATAGACTATATTGTCTATGTAGAGAGGGTATCACAATTCATCCTCAATGTCAACGCTATCCTGAAAGTCCATAAGTTCATAGTTTTCAACTGCTTGTACTTCATCACTAACATACGTATAACAATTGTTACAAAGGTCTACAAACTCTTCAGACTCTCTACACTTGCGTGTTAGCTCAAAGTTATTGAGCACTTTGTTGCATGCTTTGCATCTCATGGTGTTTGACACTCCTTTAGGTAATTTTCATAGGCCTCTTCAACATCCTGCTGAAAGAGTGTGTAGTATACTTCATCAATTGTATAGCTGTCAAGCTCCTTGATGCGATAAATCTCATTCACGATTTCTTCAATACTCCACTTGATAGCCTCGTCGTACAAGTCATCATCATAGGTCATAGCTCAACATCCTTCATCTTGTCAGCATAATCCATCACCCGTTCCATACGCTGTCCAATGGTTTCAAAATCGTACAGCACCTCGTACACTTCCTTGACATAGTTTTCAATGTCATCAATCTCTGCTCGCTGATCCTTCAGGTCAACAATCCAGTCGTCAATCTTTGTTAGTGCAAATTCAAAGTCTTTCAAGTTTCTGTTGTAGTAGTACATTACAGCTCCCGATACTCTACCAGTTTTTGTGTTGTATACTTCAGACTAATCATCACCTGATCCAGTGTCTCAGACTCGACATCGCCTGTGTCATGCAACAACACCATAGCCTCATTGAGTAGGCTTAGCACCTTTCTGGTTTGTTTGTCCATCAGTGTCCCAACTCTCGCCGCATTTTCATTACTGATTGTGTTCATTGTCACGTTTCCTCTCGTAGTATTCGGGTTCATTCAAGTCAGCACCAAAGACATACTTGGCAATCAGTGCACCCAGTATCATTGCAACAGTCCAAGCCAGTAGCAGGGACAGTACAAAGAACAGTCCTGTTGTTGTGTCCATTTCAATTATCCTCTATCACAATATTACAATCGGTTATATGGTCATCCCATATCACATCATAGGACGCTATTTCGTGTGCTTGTTCCTCACTTTCCGCATCTACAGTGAAGCTGTGATACACTGCAACATGTACCCTGTATGTCTTTTCCATTTCATTTACTCACTTGATATTGTGAATCCTACGCCATACTACCCATGTTATAGCCTGCATCTCATAGGCCTTGAGTGTACGCCCATTTACTTCAGCACGCAACCCTGCATGTAGGTATGCAGTCTGTATTGTGGTGTACTCCTTTTTACCAATACTGATACTGCCTGTCAAGCCCTGTCTTGTAGCGTGAAAGATATTGTAGGCATGTCCATCAACAGTACATGTATTCTCGCCCATGATGTTTTCAAAGAAACAAACAATCTTTTGTCCATTCAGTATTGATTTAGTCTCATCATAGTCAGGCATTGACTCTATGATGTGCCAAGCCTTCTGCTTCATCTTGCCATAGGTTGATACCTTGAAAGACTCAATACTGTCACCATTGATGTATGCAGTGCATAGGTCTCGTGCATTGCTAACGTTTCTGTCCCACTTGTTATTGGGACTCAGTGCGGCTACCACTCCGACAACAACATGCACAGGCAATTCAAGCTCCTCTGCAATCTTGAGACACTCACAGTATGCCGTAGCGTACCACGTCACACCATGCTCAATTTCGTCCGGTGTTGCCATGTTGTAGACCGCTAGTATATTCTCGACACTCATTGGTTTACTCCTTACTGTTTCGGTCAATGTATCCGATATAGGGCACTCTGTCAAGTACCCTATGGCAGTACACTAGCCTGCAAAATTGTAGGTATGACGTGGCCGTGTATCAAACGCCAGCGACAGCCTGCCAAGATGCACTTGGGTGAATGTACGCTGACGCTCAACACCCCAGCCACGAGACTTAAACTTCCGTAATGCTACAAATCCCTTGAGCTTACCGACAACGAAACGCTTACGACCATTGATAGTTTTTGTCAATTTGACCATTGTATTTTCCTCTCTATGTTGCCAAGGTGGTATTACCTTGATTGATTGCACTGTACAGTATACAATGCAATCTGTCAAGATAACTAGAGAGTCACTAGCCCGGCTCACTGTATGGCTCACACTAGCACATCATCCTGAAACGTTTGACCGTCATCGTCCGATGCTCCGACAATATCCCATGCCGTTTGGTTTGTGCATCTTATCTGCAAGCACTGTAAGCAGGCATAGCTTTTATAGACGTCAATCGTTTGGTCTTACTCTATCGGACAGGCAGTACCAGACTCCGATGTTTTTGTACTCTATACTCTTTACTCTATTCTGTCAACATCTTTTTTGAAATTGTTTTGACGTTTCCGTCCTACTCAATTTCTACACTTCAAAGACT